CATTACAATTATTATCTTCAGTAAAGTCAAAGAATATAGCTATAACAAATCCATTTAAAACTATGATTGCTATAGTTCACGGTAAAAATACTATTCAAAAAGATAAATTTAAAAAAGAAGAAAATCATTTAGAAAATATAGAATTGAATGAAGATGTTACTAAGTTTATCTTGGAATGTGTTTAATTCTTTCTGAGAAATTCCTTTGCTCTTTAAAATTATCTGACCAACCGTCCTTTTGAGTAATGTATATTGGAGTGATACACAACCAATTATCTTTTACTTGAAGCTTGTGATGATATTCATCATTATTATTTTCTCTTACATCATTCTTTAATTTTAATTCAATTCCTTCTTGAAGATTTTGAATTAATATATCATAATAATGTTCCTTAACTATATAAGCGTGATTACATACAGCGTGTCTTACTTTAGCTAAATCATTTGTTAATTGTATTGGAGGTTGATAGTTCCAAGCACCTAAATACAACACATCAAAATCAGTATTAATATATTTCTTGAATTTCTCTAATACCTTTTTCTTGTTTTCTATTTTTAAATCATCTTCAAATATTATAACATAACTCCATTTTAATTCCTTTGCTCTTTTAATAACTTCCATATGTGATTTAGCACAACCGATTAATGGTGTTTCATGAGTAATAGCATTAAATCTATTTGGTTTTTTAATTCCTATTTTTCTTAACTCTGTGATAGTTTCTTGGTTTCTTTGTTTTCTATGTTCTAAATTTATGTAAAAATGTTGGTTCATAATATATCATATATTTAATATATTCATTATTTTTAGAATAAAATTATTTATCTGTATAATATATAATATGCCAAAAAAGCAAAAGGCTATAAAACATAAAAAGATGAAAGTTCCTAAACTATTGAAAGTGAAAGATCTAGAAGGTGATGAGAAATTTAAAGACCTACACCCAAATCTACCAAGACCACCAAGTTGCTGTATAGTAGTCTCAAGTATCAAAGGGGGTAAATCAAATTTAATACTGAACTTTTTGGCAAACCCAGATTTTTATAAAGACAAATTTGAAATAGTAAGGGTGCTTTCATCTACACTCCATATGGACGATAAAGGAAAAATGATGAATAAACACTTTGATTGTGATGACCACTATGAAGATGCTTTTATTGATAGTATTATTGAATCACAAGGACAATTTAGTAAAGAAGAAAGACCAACTTATTGTTTAGTTCTTGATGATATAATATCTGATGAATTCTGTAAACGAAATAACAAGCTCGCATATTTTATTACAAAAATGAGACACTACATTGATATGTGTATTTTGTCGGTGCAAAGCATAAATCATATACCGCCATTAGCTCGTGCCCAAGCACGAGATATTATTATTGGTCGGCAAAATAATCATAAAGAAAAAATTAAACTGATGGAACAATTCAGTGGATTACTTGGAGAAAATGGAGATAAAGTATTTATGGAACTATATGATTATTGTCATAAAAAACCTTACAACTTTATGTATATAAAAGGTTCAGAGAACCCAGCTCAAGTGTTTTTTAACTTTCAAGAAAAAATACACCCTAAATCATCTGTGGAAACAGAAACAAGAGAAGTAGATGAAGAATTAGAAGATGAAATTGAATAAAAATTTTTTTTATAATAAAATATACATCATAATATAAATATGGTATTAGACTTATACGGAACTGGAGCATCTATATCTCAAGGTAATTCTCAAACTGAAGCAGCAAGACAAATCAATTTAGCTACAACAGATTTTAATAATAGTTTAGCTGAACAATTAGATGAAGCAAGAACAGCTGAAGACGCAGCTCAAACAGATACAACAAGTAAAAATATGGTAAGTGTTGGAAGTTCGGGACTTAAATTAGTTGGTTCAGCTGATGCTCGTGGAGATTTATTGGGCGCAGCTAAAAAATTAAAAACTGGTTTCAAAGAAATACCTGTGTCCTTTAGAGAAAAATTAGCATCAGCATCAGCAAAAATATCAGAAACACCAGCAGAAATACAACAAAGTATTACAGATGACTTTTATAGAACAGATGCCCCAAGACCTACGGCACGACCACCATCTCCAACTGGATTAGGTAGAAGAGGAGCAGCAGTAGAAAGCACAGCAGAATTAGGTGAAGGTGCTGGTTCAGAAGGCAGTAGATTAGTTGGAAGAGGTTTTAGATATGGTAATGTAGAAAGTGGAGCTGATGTTGCTGAATCATTTTCAAAAAGAGTAGGTGTTAAATCTCTTGAAGAATTAGGAACTAAAGGAGCTTTTAAAACCGCTGTTGCTGGAGTTGGTGGTGTTATTGATGTTGCTAAAGATATAGAAAGAGGACAAGGTGTTTTTAATAAAGATACTTATGGTTCTAATAATCTTCAGCGTGTTGGTAATATTGGAAACATTGTTGGTTCAGCATTAGAAGTTGCTGGTATAGCTACAGCGTGGACACCATTCGGTATAGGGTTGGAAGGTGTTGGAGCAGCAATTAGTTTAGCTTCATCAGCAGCAGAAACTGTTGGTGATATAGATGAAGCTGAAGATAAAAAAGAAACAACTGAAAAAGATATTAAAAGTCAAGCAAGATCTCTAACAGTAGCACAACCGGTAACAGAAGCAGTTGGAAGAACTGAATAAATAATTTTATAACATTAGCTCTTTTAAATTTTTTTTTTTATTTAATTTATAATAATTATTTTATAAGTTAATATATAAAAATGAGTTCTTATTGGAAAAATGAAGATAAAATCAAAGTGTCACAAACACAAGTTTCTGTTCCTTCTACAAATGCCCAATCTTACACTGGAACTGCTGGACAATCTGGTCGTAGAGTAGATTTTGATATTCCTCCTACAGTTAAATTTATGGATGGCAAAAATAGTTTTTTACAATTTGATATTAAACTTGCTATTCCAGCTGGAGATACTCCAACACGTCTACAGTTAGATCCATTCATAGCTGGAAATAGTATTATCAAAAATCTTCGCTGTTTTTCGAACGATTCAAATCGCACGTTATTGGAGGAAATAACAGACTACAATTGTAAAGTACAAATGGAATATTCTTACAATCAAGATGATTCAATGAGAAAGATGAGAGCATTGAAAGAAGGTTGTTTATTGAATACTGTTGAAAATCGTGGAACTCTTGGTACCAGTGTTTCTAATAACATTGATTTATCTTCTAATCCATATTACAAACCTGTTGGAACTGTTCCAGCTGGAAGAAATTGGGGGACTGCTGATGATTTCTTAACTTGTAAATGTACACTCCCAATACACTGTGGACTGTTTGCTGGAAATTCTAAGGTCTTTCCAAATTTTATGGTAAATGGTTTACATATAGAAATTGATATTGAAGACCCAGCAAGATTTATTAAACAATTAGATTCTGTAAACAGAAATAGAAGATTAAAACAAAATCCAGTATTTCACGGTATTGATGCTGCTGGAGCAAATTTAGGTATTGATAATGCTTCTGACCGCACTGAAATATTTTTAGGAAAACAAAACAATATGACAAGTGTTGAAAATTGTCCCTTCGTAAAGGGAGAAAAAATAGGTATATGCTCTATTACAAATCCCGAAGATGAAGCATCTTTAACTGTTGGTGGAGCAGTTGCTGTTCAAACATATCCCACAATTACTGATATTACTATGGACGGTGGATTCGTCAAATTAACTACAACTGCCTTCAGAAATAGTAATGTTGGCGATGGTGTAGGTGTTACAACTGATAATTTCATTGTTTTCTCTGCTGCTATTGATCAGTTCAGAACTCAAAACGATGATAGTACAACACAATTAATAGCTAAGAGAACATCATACCCAGCTACATGTGAAATATCTAATTTAGCTATTATTGTTCAACAGATAGGTGTTGATCCAAGATATGAATCCGGAATGATGAGAAAAATGAGAGAAGGTGGAAGTATTGAAATTGATATTCCAAGTGCTACAAATTACAAACATTCATTATTGTCTAGTAATCGTAACGCTACAATAAATTTAGCAGTTTCTAATACTCGTGCTAAGTCTATGATTGTAATACCTACAGATGCGACTGTTTTAGATAGTGCCGATTTAATTGGTGGTCTCGGAAACACAGCAACTACAACAGGATGTTATGATGAAGAAACAACTGCTATGGACGGTAGATTATCAAGTATTAGAAGTGGTCAAGTAGGTATTATAGATAGGCTTACATCGTACCAATTAGTTGTAGATGATAAATTAGTTCCTACACGTCCTATAGTTGTTTCTAAACTCAATAAAGGTGTTAGTGTGGCTGCGCAACCATTAATTGAAACTGAAAAAGCATTAAATTCTGCTGGAATTGTTGCAAGGTCTTTTGTTGATTACAATAGAAACTATATCATAGGTCGTTCGTATGCGCTAAACGGAGGAGTAGCAAATCTGAATAACAAATCAAATCAATTACAATTGCTATATAATGAATCTACTGCTGCTGGTGTAGACCAACCACCTACTCGTAATAAATTATTAATGTGTTATGTATACCACTTAAGAAGAATTACTATTAAAGGAAATAGTGTGACAGTTTCATTGTAAATATTATTATTATAAAAATAAAATATATTAATCTACATAAATGGACATATCCAAAATTGATATAAATAAAAAAAAGATACAAGATTATACAAAAGATAAATCAAATAATCCAAAAAATAATAAATCTGGAACAATAAAAGAAACTGATATTAGATTTACTCAAGGTAGCACATTTAAATTATTAAAAGAGCTTACTGGAGTGAATTGGAGAGAAGCTTATGACCCAACACCTAAATCATCTAAACGCGACACATTAGATAAGGATTGGAACAAGAAAGCTAATATCTTTTTAAATCCACCATTTTCTAAAGCTCGATTTTTTGTTAAAAAATTAGTTGAAGAGATGGAGAAACACAGTTCAATAAAAAGAGCATTAATTATACTCCCATGGTATTTTGTTGAAGATAAAAAAGAAAGAGTAACAAGTGGAGCAAAATGGTTTAAATCATTAAGGAGAAGAATGGGCAAGTTTAATTTTAAAAAATATCATTTAAAGAATCAAGATTTTTATAATCCTATTGATAAGAAGATGACTAAAGTCAGAGTGTATGCTATATATTTAAAACGGTAAATATTTTCTATGTTAATATATATGGAAATATTTAATGCTGATTGTTTAGATAAGATGAAAGAAATTGTTGATGATTCAATTGATTTAATATTTTGTGATTTACCTTATGCCACAAAAAAATATAGTGCTGTAAGTTGTAAATGGAACACACCAGTAGATTTAGAAGAATTTTGGAAACAAGTAATGAGAATAAAGAAAATAAATACACCAATATTTTTTACAACAACAACTAAATTTGGAGTTGAATTGATTCAATCAGCACCTAAGAAATGTCATTTCAGATATGATATTGTATGGCTGAAATCAGCACCAGCTGGATTCCTTTCAAGTTCTAAGATGCCTTTACGCAAGCATGAAATGATATATGTTTTTTATGAAAAACTTCCTTTTTATGATTTATCTTCACATAAACATAAATTTATTAAAGATGGAACAAAAAGTAATGTTAAAAAAATAGAAACAGATAAAAAACGAATATATGCTAAAAGACATAAAGATTTAAAATATAATCAAAGAAAAAACGGAGAAAGTGCTTATGAACCACCACTTCCAACTTCAGTTGTTAAAGAAGATGATAAAAGACCAAATTATAATACTAAAAGTGATTTGTATGGAGATGTAAAAAGAAGTGATTTTAAAAGAAAAGATGGAGAAAGTATGTATGACCCACCACTTCCAACTTCAGTTGTTAAAGAGCAAATGATGGAGATGAAATTAAATGATACTTTATATGGAGATGTAAAGATAAATCAACCAGCAAATGAAGATGGAACAAGAAATAAATACAGAGGACAATTTTATGATCCACCACTTCCAACATCAATAGTTAAAGAAGAATTAGCAGAAGGTCAAACTGTTGGTGATAAAGGTAATGAATGTTATGGTAAATTTAGTTATTATAATAATGGTGTTAAAGGTTATGACCCACCACTACCAACATCAGCATTAGAAATTAA